AGACAAAGTAAGAGAGATACTTAAAAAAGAATTAGTAGATGAATAAGTTTTTTGTTACTGATGAAGTCTATAATGATAGAATGGCTATCTGTAAGGAATGTGTTTACTATTCTAGTCTGTTAGGTCAATGTAAACGCTGTCTTTGTTTTATGAAAATCAAGGCAAGGATTGGAGGTCAGGAATGCCCTCAAAAGTATTGGGCTAAGACTACTGAGATGAAAGCTCCTGATGACTTGCCACAAGAAATAATAGATGAAATACTAGATGTGTGGAAAGACTTAAAAACAGGAAGGGCAAAAAATATAGCAGCTAAAAAGAAAATGATAGAACTTTATAACACGATACACAACACTAACTATGGAACAGGAACTTCTTGTGGTTCTTGTTTATCAACTTGTTTTGATGGAATAAAAAAACTATATAATAAATACAATGAATAAGAATGCAAATACATATAATAGAGGTGAATAACACTTTAAAGAATGTAAATGCATATAATATGTCCAGTTTATTAATCAATTTAAAAGACAATGACTAAAGTAAAATTGTACTGTCCTGAAACAAAAGGAAGTTTTATAATGATGTTTGGATTTAAACAGCCACTAAATTATGTAAAAGACAATAGAGTTAAATATAAAAAAAGAAAACTAAAACAATAGATATGAAAAAGACATACAGAACTATTAAATGGGTTTTAAAACAACACATTGAAAAACCTACCAAAACCCTTTGGACTTGGAAGAAAGGGAAAAATGAAAACTTCACCTGTATATATAAGAACTACAATGATGACTTGCCTATATATACGCCTGTTCAATTATTAAAAGAAATACAAGATGCCAATACCAAATGATTATTACCAGCCTAAAATGACAAAGTATAAATGTAAATGTGGAAAGACTAAAGAAATATCCAAAGCAACCATAGCCTATATAGATGGCGAATGGGAATGCAAAGAGGCTTTATGCAAACCCTGTGGAAAGTATATGCAATCAAAACCACTTGAAGGAATGCCTAGTCTTAAACGTACTGAAGAAAGTTTGAGTAAAAAAAAAAGGCACGATAAACTTTGGGATGGAGCTAAAGAAAAACTATTAGGCGACAGGGGAATAAATGATGACTTTTAAATGAAGTTTGTAATAAAGGATGATAAAGATAAGCAAAGCCTGATAAACTATTTAAAGGAATTAGGTAATGACTATGTAGTAGATGTTAAGAAACAAAGAAACAATAGGTCTAATATGCAGAATAGTTATTATTGGAAATGTATAGTACAAGGACTTGCAGAAGAACTAGGATATTTTCCTGACGAAATGCACGATATACTTAAAGTAAAGTTTTCAAGTGAGTGGCAAAGCATAGAGATAAACGACAAGACAATAGGACTTCAAGTAGTTAAAAGCACAGCCACAATAGACACTAAAGCCTTTGAAGTATATGCAGACCAAATAAGGATATGGTCTTTAACAGAACTAGGTATAAGATTAATGCTGCCAAATGAATACGAGTAACAAAAAAACTTATAGAGCAATAAGGCACGATATAGTAAGAACTAAACAATCCGCTAATGCAGAAGAAGTACACCACCCTGAAGAAAAAATTAATCAACTTTATAACTTTATTAAAGAGGAAAACCTAAATATTTTAGAACTTTTTGCAGGGCAGGGAAACTTATCTAAACACTATAAAAAATTTGGAAATGTAGAATGTTATGATAAAAAATATTTAAAGAGTGGAGATAGCTTTTTAAATGTATATGATTTAATATATAAGAAAAAAAAATATGATATTATAGATATTGATGCTTATGGGTTTCCTAACAGATTTTTTCCTCATATTTATTTGCTCATAGAAAATGGGCTACTATTTATTACTATGCCAAAACCTTATGTAAATATATTAAACGGAATAACAAGAACTCACTTAATCGCTTACTATGGAGAACACAACCCACCTTTAGAAGTAATATTAGAAAGGCTAGTTTTGTGGGGTTTATGTCATTGGAGAAAAGTTGAAGTATTAAATGTATTAGATTTAAAAAGCGTGTGGAGAATATGTATGGCAGTAAATAAAGTAAAAGCGACAGAATATACAGGAGTTAAAAATAGACCATAAAATAAATATTAACAAATTCTATTATATAGTATAAGATTGAATAATCAATCTATTTCAATTATGGATAAACGAATAAACAATGGTGGTGCAAGGTCAGGTGCAGGGCGTAAAGGCAAAGCAGAAGAACAAAAGTTAATAGAGAATTTAACACCTATGAATAGTATGGCTTTAAAGTCTTTAGAAAAAGGATTAGAAAAGAAAGAACAATGGGCGGTAAAGTTATTCTTTGAATACTTCTATGGGAAACCCCAACAAAGACTTGATGTAACTTCTAATGACGAAAGTATTAATATGCCTTTAATAAACTTTGTAGATACTGAAACTGAATAGTAAATACAATCCTTTATTTTCTTCTGACGCTAGGTACTTTATTATAACAGGCGGTAGGGGGTCAGGAAAGTCTTATGCAGTTACAGTCTTTCTAACGCTGCTTACAATGTCAAAAGGTATAAGGGTTTTGTTTACAAGATACACTATGACTTCGGCTCACCTTTCAATCATTCCTGAGTTCTTAGAAAAGATAAGCCTGTTAGGGTTTGAGAATATCTTTAGCATAAACAAAGCAGAGGTAGTAAACTTAGGAAACAAATCAGATAT